ATTACGACGCGCTGAGACGGGCACAAGGGGACCGACTATGACAACGATCAACGACCTACTGGCGAGCAAGCCGCGCCGCGGACTCAGCCGGAAGGCCGGTTATCCACCCGTAGTATTAGACGCTTTTACCAGGCTAATCCCACCCGAATCCGCGCCTCAAATTCTGGGCGTGCAGACGTATCAACGCGCACCTGATTGATATCCACGCCGACCCTGGCCGCCATATCCACAAGCGGCATTTGCAGGTCTCGCTCCACCCATATGCCCAAGGTCTGCTGCATCGGCTCCCAGGATACGCCGGAGGCCCATAGCTTCTGGGTAGGCTGGATCACCATCGGCTCGACCGGGACGTCGAGGCCGCCCACGACCTGACCATCGGGCGAGCTGGCCAGGACGCGCCGGCCGCCGCCGGCATCGCGGATCAGGGTCATGTCCACCGTCACCGGCGGGCAGGGTGGCCCGGACTCGGGGGCGGCATCAGGCTGGACGGTCACTCGGGCGATCCGCTCTACGGTCGTCCCGCGCGGGGTCTGCTGCCGCGGCCGTGCCGTCGGGTCTGGTCGGCGCTCGAGCATCAGGCTGCCGTCGGCCTGGCGCATCTCCGGTGTGGGCGGCTCCATCACCTCCATCGGCCGCCAGATCAACCAGCCCGCATACGCGACGCAGGCGACAAGGGCAGCGGCGATCATCGTATATGCAATCCATGGCCGACCCTTGCTCATAGCTGATCGCCGAGGCATTGCCGGTACTCGCCCTGCCGGCGCTTGGCCAGGCCGCCGCACAGGCGGGCATTGGCGGGCAGATTGCAGTCTCGGCCCTGGTAATAGGTCCAGCGCAGGATCTCTCGGCAGGCGCCCGGATAGTCGTGGCCATTGAGCTTGCGCACCAGCGTCGACCGGCAGAACGCACCGGGCCCAACGTTGTACGCCAGGCTCAAATAGGCGTCGTACTCGTGCTGGTACAGCGGCGCCGTGACGCACTGGCGCAGCGCGCCCTCGTATTTGGTGACATCCGCCATGGCGCGAGCCAGCGCCACCGGGGGCGTGATCGTGTCGCCCAGCCGAACGCCTGATGTCGAGCCGAATCCGATGGTCGGCACGTCGCCCGGCACCGGGATGACGGCGCGGGCGGTGTAGTCCTCATGGGCCACGATGCCGACCAGTCCGGCGGCGGACAACGACAGGGCGGCAATGGCGATCCGTATTTTTGACATGGTCAGTCTTCCTCGATCGGCAACGTGCAATTGGCCCGGGCGATCTTGCGCAGCTCCCGCTTGTGCATGACGTTGTGGGCGAAAGCGGCGATGGCGACCACGCTGCCGATGACGGCAGCCCAGTCATTGAGCGTCAGGCCGCCTAGGATGGCCGCTCCGGATGCTGAATAAGTGATGAATCCGCTGACTCGACCTAGCATGATCACTCCCTCAACAGTTTTTCCGCCGCCTCGGCGGTGATGGGCAATCCATAGCGCTCGGCGATGAACCGCGCGAACACAGCCCGTCGGTCATCCGGATAGCACCGCGCCTGCGCCCTGTAGGACTGCACCTCGCAGTGCAGCCGATACTCAGGCAGCCAGGTATACAGGGCCGTATGCAGCAGCGCGCCGATGGGCGAAAGCGCCGGTGCGATCAGGTAGATCGCCGCGACGCCGAGGATGGTCAGAGTCAACCACTGCATGACGTGGGTCAGCTCGTGCCGATACAGCCCGGCATCGCCTCGGCAGCGTGGTCGGATGAAGATCACCGGGCCGCGTGCGCAGGCCTGGTGCGGCTCTGGCACGAAACGGTCGGCGTAGATGGTCAGCAAACCCATATCAACACCCCGGCAAGGCTCGCCCAAAACGCCAGCAGCATCAGCGCCACTTGTCGAACAGTCGGCATGGCTACAGCCCCAGCGCGGCTTTTTGCTCGCGGCCCCAGGCGCGGCAGGCCTCGACGTGGTCGTTGTAGGCCGTCGACTCCGCGCTCGGGGCGAGGCGGATCATTTTGATCTCGTCGTCCATGCTGTAGCGCTCGCGCACTCGCTCGACCACCCTCTGGTTGATTAGTCGCACATGCGGGCTGGCGGCCTTGATCTCATCGCGCAGGGAGTCGGTCAGCGCGACGGCGGCGATGCTGGCGGCGATCTCATCCGGCTGCTCGACTGGCAGCGTGGCGCCGGCGGGCAGGCAGACGTAGGTCGTACCGTCGCTCAGTGTGGCCAGCTCGGTGGCGCCGTCAGGCGTGCGCAGTTCGCGGGTGACCTGGCTGGTGATAAATTTTCGGTAGGCGACAATAGAGGTCATGGTGATGCTCCATCAAGAGGCGCAGCAGGTGCTGCAAAGAGTGGGTTTTTCTGGCGTGGCCGAGGATACTGACTACGCTATCCATGGCGCCGCGCTTGGCGGCGGATTTGAAGGTGTAGAGGCTGTGCCGGCGGATAAAGCGCCGGCTTGACCAGGTCCTGAAGCCGACGAAATTAATCCCGCGCCTGACCATGGCCAGGGTTGATCGCGACAGCGTAAGACGCAGGCCAACCAGGTAATCGACCACACGATCTCGGGCGGTGATTGCGGCCTCGCGGGTCAGGCCGAATAGCACGAAGTCGTCGACGTACCGGCAATAGCGCGGCGGCTTGATCTCGCGCCGGATGAAGTGGTCCAGCGGGCTCAGGTAGATCAGCGCGTAGAGCTGGCTCAGCAGGTTTCCGATTGGGATGCCGACCGGTTCACCGTGGTCAGCGAAGGCCATCATCAGGTCAACGAAGCGGCGGTCCTTGATCTTGCGCTCGATCAACGTGCGCAGGATAGGGCGATCAATGCGGTAAAAAAACTTTCTGATATCCAGCTTCAGCGTGTAGCTGTCGCGCGGACAAGCCTGTAATGCAGCCTGGGCGTAGTCCGCCGCCCTATGGGTACCTAGCCCGGTCCGACAGGCAAACGACTGATCGATAAAGCCACGATTGAATACGGGGTACACCACGGCATAGATGGCATGCTGCACCACCAGGTCGCGAAAGGCGGGCGCGTAAATCTGCCGCGTCTTGGGCTCGTGCACCATGAAGCTGTAATAGGGCCGTGGCCGGTAGGTGCCGGCGTGCAATTCGTCGTGCAGGGCGGCCAAGTTGGTCGCTAAGTGTTTCTCGAACTGAAAGCAGGCGCGCTTGCCGCGCTTGTGCCGTGCCGCGGCGTGAAAGGCCGACAGCAGCGCCTCGCGCGTGAACGCCTGCTCGAATAAATAACCGATGCGTTTCATGCCGCCAGGCCTTCGAGACGGCGAGCCGCCCTACCAGCAAGGCGCATGCACACCGATTTCGCCGAGGCTTGCGCCTCGCGCCGGAAGGCGTCTCCCTTGGTTCCACTTCGATCTTTCGATCCGTGAGGTGAAGCCGAGTCCGCGCGGAACCCAACGTTATCGTTCGAGTTGCCCCGCGCATTGTTGAGATTCAACGCCCAGACCCCCGCGTTCGAGGAGTTGTTCCAGTTGCCGCCGGCAATCGGGCACATGTCAAGACGCCTCCCGTTTGTCGAGCACACGCTCGGCGACTATCCAGCCGCCGATCATGCGCCCCAACTCATCCACCAGCCGCGAGAGGGCGAGGTAGCGATGCTCGCCCGTCGCCTCCGGCCGGTCGTTGCGCTGGCCGTCCTTGAACTCGAAATAGCCGAGCGTATGCGCCAGGCGCAGCAACATGCGAAGCTGCTCGTGGCGCACATCCAGGTTGGTCAGTGCGGTTTTCTTGTGATAACGCTTTTGCGCCTCCACGATGAAGCTATAGGTCTCGTAGGCCGCGCGCCGGATCTCCAGCGCGAGCCCGTACTTCTCGTGCTTCGGGAAGTGGTTGAGATAGACGTTCAACAGCTTTGCCATCTCGCCGAACTTCCGGTCCAGCTTGGCTTCATCGTGCAGGCCCATCGCTATCGCTCGGGCCTTCAGAGATACAAGGCCGCGCGGAACCCAACGAAATCGTCCGAGCTGCCCCGCGCAAGGCGGAGATTCAACGCCCAGACCCCCGCGCTCGAGGAGCCGCTCCAGTAGCCGCCGGCAATCGGGCACAGCTCGTTGGTGCTGTAGTCGTTGAGTTGATCGTTGCCGAACATATTCGACCCGCCGGCCACCAGCGGAATGCCTGCGCCGGCCATCTTCCAGGCGGTTCCGCTGGTGGCGTGACTGAGCACCTGGCTGGCGCTGCCCATGGTGATGGCGCGGTCGCTGAAGTTGACGGCGTAGCCGGTAAAGCTGTTCATCAGGCCGAGGTCGTCATAGAGCGCGGCAATGCCGGTGGCGCCCCACAGGTCGGTGGCCAAGGTGTTGCTGCCGGTAACGTCCTTCATCGCGGCGGCGGTCTTGAGCACATAGAAGTTGCCCACGGCCGGGTCGGAACTGTTCATTGTCAGGCCCGGGGTGATCTCCCACAGGTTGCCGTTCAGGTCGCACACCCCGCAGTTCTGGCCGTTGTGGGTGGTTCGGGCAAAGAAGTTGGCGCTGCCGGTCTTGGCGCTGTTTCCGCTGCCGTATCCGTCGTGGATGAATGCCAGCGTGGTGTCGTTGGCGTCGCCGAGGGCGTTGTTGTTGCAGCCCTTGGGGTGGTTTTTCACGCCGGTGGCGTCGTACCAGGCGCACCAGGTGGCGGCCGTGGCGGCCTGGCCATGGGCCAGACTCAACAGGGCCAGGGCCTTGAAGATGAACAGGCTGGAGCAAAAGAAGCTCGCGCCACGTGTCTTTGCGGCGGCGATGGCGCCGGCGTAGGTGTTGGCCGGTGCGCCGCTCAGGCCGCCGAACGGGTTGTGCGCGGCAGCACTTGAAAGCGGCAGGCCGAGGCGGATCGAGCTGGCGACGCCGCTGTTGTTGCTGGCCAAGTACTTGTCGACGAACACGCCTGACTTGATCGCGCCGCCATCGTAGAAAGCTCTGTGGAGCGCATAGCCGGCGGTGTTGGCGGTGGCCACGTCGGCGTAGGTGCCGAACGGCTTGATGTCGACCAGGTTGACGGCCAGGCCGTTGCTGCCGGTGCCGATCTTGTAATAGTAGGCCGGCATCCAGCACATGACCGAGCCGTCGGAATACTGGTAGTTGCCGTAGTTGTCCGAGGCTGGGTCGAGCGTTCCGGACATCTCGGTCATTCCGGACGGCAGCGGGCCCGGGCAGATGCCGACGCCAAAGCCCTGCTGTCCGGCGATGCCGATGTCGTTGATGCCGCCGGCATTGCCGCTGCCGATGGCGATGCCGGTGGGGAAATAGACGGGGCCGCCGTCTTTCCCGGTGATCTGGCGGACGGATAGATTGCTCATAGGATGCTCCAGTTGGCGTGGTCGTTGATGGTGACGGTGGTGCTCTCGGCGATCTCGAGCGGGCCGGCCGAGTAGGCGTTGTAGTGGCTTGGGATGGTGGTGTCCTGGGCGACCACGGAGGGGTTCATGCGGATCACCGGATTGAGGTCCGGGTTGGCCGCCAGGGCGGCGGTCCACGCGGCATCGGCGGCGTCACGGGCCGTCTCGGCCTGGGTCTTGGCCGTGGCCGCGGTGGCGGCGTTGCTGGCGGCCGACGCCAGGCCGGCCGACATGGCCGCGGTGTAGGTGGATTGCACGGCGTCGTGCTTGGTCGTGACATCCGCCGCGTGGGCGGCGACCTCGGCGGCCACGACGTTGGTCTCGGTGACCATCGTGGGCAAGGCCCCGAGCAGGGCGTCGGCCCGGGCGGAAAAAGTCTCCGGGTCGTTGCGGGACGGTGGCGTGGGTAGTGGCGTGATGCTGCTCATCAGATCATCCCTTCAATCTCTAGGCTGCACTGGGACAGGGTTGGGTAGGCAATCTCGATGTCGAAATTGCGGTAGAAGCCGAACACGATCAGGGGCGAATAGATGTATTCGCCGCTTCCGATCCACAGGCATGGCGTGGCGCGCAGCTCGGCCAGCTTGCGCTGGACGTAGCCGAGCCGGGTGTTGTCGACCTGGACCGGGGCCGACATGCGCTTTGAGTAGTGGCGCTCGACAAAACTGGTGACGCCGAATGCGTCGGTCTCCTTGCGAGAGTAATCGATGATCCCGAACTGCGCGCCGTATTGCGTATCGCCGATGTCGATGTTGTCGCCGACGACCAACATGCCGCACTTGGGTGTGCCGGACGACGCCAGCGAGACGGTGATCCGGCCGTCGCCATAGACCGGGATGTCGGTCAGCACCAGGTCGCGGCGCAGGTCGTAGGGCTCAAAGAAATAGGTGTACCAATCGATGATCGGTGTGTCGTCCAGGCTGATCGCGCGGCTGTACACGGTGGCGCCGACACCGTCGACCATGGCCACGTCCAGGCTGATGGCGTCCATCTCCATCAGCGCCAGGCTGTTGATCATGCCCGGCTCGATGACGATGGTCAGCGGGCTGGTCGCCTCGACCGTCTGCGTGCTGACCGAGGTGTCGAACATCGCCCAGCGATTGGTCGGCCCGATATCCACCCACCAGGTCGGCGATGTCTCGGGCGTGTGGCCGGTGTTGGCCGCCTGCAGGCTCTCGTAGATCCGGTGCGTGCTGGCTTGGATGACCCGGTCGGCCAGGGCGTAGGTGGTGCCGGCGGCATAGGCGGCGTAGTCATCCTCCGGCACCGTGCTGCTGATCAGCATGGCGGTGGTGAGGGCGGTCGGCTTGATCACGTTCATGCGGCTACCCTCGTCGCCAGGGCGTCGCCGTCCGGCATGGCGCGGTCCAGCAGGCGGGCGGTCTTGGCGGTGTGGCTGACGGTGGCGCGGGTCTCGGCGCGCAGGCCGTTGACCTCCGCGCGCAGGCCGCGCAGCTCGGCCAGCAGGGCGGCGTTGTCCTGCCCGCCCTGGCCGCCACGGACCGGGATGCCGTAGCGGCGCAGGCCGGACATGGTGGCGGCGTCGACCACCGCCTCGCCGGCATGCAGGCGGGCGGTGTAGTCGTCGTAGGGCACCCAGGGCAGGCCGTCGGCATGGCCCGGCAGCGTGGTGCCAAGGGTGGCGCCGAGGTGGTCGCGGATCTGCACCAGCACGTCGACGGTTGCCGATTTGCTCGCCTCGATGGCGGCGACGATCTGCTGGTCGGCGGTCTGCAGCCCGGTCTGCAAATTGGTCAGACCCAGGTCGATGCCGGACAGCAGGGCCAGGGCCTCGGCCTCGTATCCTGCCGGCGCCTGGGCGTCGACCCGGGCGGCGATGGCCTCGGCCTGGGCTAGGGCGCGGCCGGCCTGGCGCTGCCAGTCTGCCCGGGTGGCGGACTGGTCGGCCAGCCCAGCCACCAGGCCGGGCAGCAGCGTGCTGAGCTGGTCGGCATAGCCGGCCAGGACCGCGCCGCTGGTGCTCCCGGCCAGGGCGTAGGCCCGGTCGAACTGGCCGCGCACGTCGCCGAGCTGGCCGGCCTGGCCAAGCATCGAGGCACGGCCCTTGCCGATCTCGTCGCGCAACCGTCCGGCGCTGGTCGCCATCAGTTTTGCCAGGGCGTCCTGCGCCTGGTAATAGCGCATGGTCTCGCTGCGCAGGGCCTCCAGGGTGGCGATGGCCTGGGTGGCGTCGCCGGCATAGGCCAGGATGGCGTCGGCATAGTGCTGTTGGGCCAGGGTCAGGGCCTCCTGGGCGCCGGCGCTTCCGCCTAGGCTGGCGATCAGTTGCTCCTCGATCGCCATGGCGGCGCTGTTCGCGGCCAGGATCTGGTTGCCCTTGCTCAGGCTGGCGATCAGCGCCTTACCCTCGGCGTCGGCCTTGAATGCGGTCGCCTGGGACAGGTTGTTGGTGTATGTCATCTGGCCGTACCCGGCCAGGCGGTTGGTCTCCTGGTTGTAGGCGTAGGCAGTGTTGCTCAGCTCGATCGGGCCGGACCGGGCGTTGAGATATACGCCGTGCTTGACGGCGATCTGGTACAGGCTGGCCACCGAGGCCTGGAGCGAGCGCACATCGCTGGCGTTTTCCGTCTCCAGACCGGCCAGGCGCTGCTCGGCGGACTGGGCGGCGCTGTATCGGTCCGATTCCGCCAGCACCGCCGTCATGCTGGGCAGGCTGAGCCCCGATCCGGCCGAGGCGATCGACTCGCGCAACTGCGCCGCCGTCGGCACCGCCAGCGGGTTGATCTCCAGGGCCGAGGCGGCCACCGAACCGCGCACCTGAGCCAGGCTGGCCGCCACCTGCTGCAACGTCTGCGACAGGCTGGCCAGGTACTGCTGCTCCAGTTGATAGCGTGACATAACCGCCTGATGCAACTGCCCCTCCAGCTCGACCCGGGTCTGGATGTCCGACGTGTCGGCCAGCAGCCCAGTCAGTTTGCTGATGCTCTCTGTCGCCTGCCTGGACTGCGCCGCGGCGGCGGTCATGGTGCCGGACAGGACATCGATGTCCGTGCCCAGCGCGGCGCGGATCGCGGCCGCGGTGTCCAGGGTCGCGGCCAGGCGCTGCAGGGTCGCGTCCACCTCCTCGCCAGTGCGGCGGAAGGCGTCCCACAACTGCGGCAGCGCGGTGCGCACCATGCCGTCCAGCACCGTC